TATTTGTGGTTGATCCCATATCGTTCGCTGAAGTATTAGCTGCAGGTGTGTAAGTTGTGCTGTGCACCTGCGTCCTAACTGTTACCTTAGACAGTCCATCGTATCCACTGTCCGGCGTTATGGTTTGTGTCGATGTCGTGGGCGTCACAGACTTCGTCTGTAAAGTAGGCGCAGGAGTTGGCACCGCCACCGTAAAGCTCGCGGTCGCGTATCCGCTGACGTTCTGCCCCGTCACTGTCCCGTTTGATGAAAACGTGCCGAGGTTGACGTTCCCGGTCGGAACCTGTCCGGGCACCTGGATGTTGATGCTCGCAGTCGAGTAGTCGTTCACGTTAAGGTTGGACAGCTGGCCGTTCTGCGTGATCGTGCCAAGATCAACATTGCCCGAGGGCTGAGGAACTGCCACAGTAAAGCTCGCGGTTGCATAATCTTCCACGTTCTGGCCGGTGACCTGGCCGTTTGTAGAAATAGTTCCAAGGTTTACATTGCCGGTCGGGTTCTTAAAAGGGGTAACTGTATCGGCACCCACCTTTATATAACCATAGTTGCCGTCACCATCCACGCCGAATCGGATCGCGCCGGCACTGCTTGCCATTTCCACGCTCTCGACATCCCCCCAGCTTGCATCATAAAGCGTGGAGGAGTTCTTTTTCAGCACCTGACCAGTCGTGCCACCTGTCGGCAGGGCGTCCATGCCATTGGTGACTGTGAACGTGGACGTTGTGCTGTCCGTATAGGTGATTGTGTAGGTATCGACGTTTCCGGATGTCCCGGTCTTCGTAATAGAGCTGATGCCAACGCCATCGGTGCCGTCCGTTCCGTCTTCGCCGTTCGTGACGGTGAAGGTGGTCGTCTGGCCGTTCGTGAAGGTGATCGTGTACGTGTCGACCAGTCCGGACGTGCCCGTCTTTGTGATGGAGCTGATCCCGACACCATCCTCACCCTCTGCCACGACCTGCGTGTCCACATAGACGCCTTCCGAGTTATTCCACACATACCAGTGGCCATTTGCTCCGATATAGGGGCCGTGGGTCGCTGCATCCACTGCTCTGGCTGCTGCAGCTTCTGCCCTCTCGGCGTTCGCCTCTGCAGCGTCAATGATCGCGGGGATCTCCGTGTCGCTGACGATCGTGTCCTCACCCAGAGCAGCCTTTTCTACGTCCAGGATGAAGTTCGCGGAGTTGAGCACGATCTCGCGGCTGTTCTCGGTCTTGGTCAGCTTGATCTCGCAGTCCACCGCACCGGAGCAGGCCGTCATCTGCTGCACGACCAGCACGCTCACCGTGCCATTGTTGTTGATGGTGGCATCGTACTGGAAGCCATGGCCGTCGGGCTTGGTTCCGCATACATAGGCGCGGTCAGCGTCTGACACACTCCCCGATCCGGAGCTGGCCACGAGCGTGAACACGATCTCACGGCTCTCGTCATCGTACTGGCTGACCTTGACCCTGGGCGGGATCGCTCCGGGCGTCAGGTCGAGCCGGACTGATTTGGTGATTAACATCTTCGTCTCCTCCTTTTATGTAGTCTTTAATACTGGTAATACTGGTTTGCTCGGGTATGAATAATTAACAAAAAATGCGCGTGTACTTGGTGTATTTGAGACAAGTATGCGGGAAAGAGTTAAATATCCGCTTTCCGGTTCTTCAATAATATTTTGTATTTCCGTTAGCGTTGAATAATCAACTAAAGCCACTGATCCAGTTTTCATAGCATATACTTCACTGGTTTCAATAACATTTTCGACACACAAAAAACCAATGGTATTTGCATATGGTTCTGAGTTCATTTCTGGCCCACCGTAAAATACAATAGCATTAGCAGTAGTACCTGAAGACGTAGCCCTTCCACGTATAAAAACTTGCGTAAAATAAGGATACACGACGACGTCGACATACAAGGCAAGACTTGTTATATTTGTATGTTTACGGCATACCAGTCCTATATCTTCACATACAATGAACTGGGTCGTCGTAATATTATTATTATCATATTCATATACATTTCCCGCCAGCGGGATTCCATTCAGCCGCAGGCTCAGGTTGTTCTGCAGCTGGATGAAACTGCCGTCTGCGATGTCGTAGATCATATTGCCGTTACAGAACGAGAACGCACCGCTGGACATATTCCAGTAGTTCCGCCCTGCATTATCGGAGAGGATGCCCGTGGTGATCACACCCGCGTCCAGAATGCCGCCAGAGATCCGCGAAGCTGACAGCGTGCCCGTGGTGATGTAGTCCGCCACGATCTTGCCGTCGTAGGTGATGGCCGTGCCATACGTTCCACTGTAGCCCGTGGAAGAGAAGCCGAGCCCGTTCTGGTTCCACCGCCACACGTTCGTGGCTGTGGTCTTGTCCGGGGTGTCCATGATCAGGATCTGCGTGGGGTAGCCGTCCGCATCCTGGTCAAGGACCACATAGCCGCCATCCTGCCCCGTGATCAGCTCCGTGGCGTGGTCGATGGCGTTCTCAAGGTTTGCGGCCGTCCTGCTGATCGTGTCGTTCAGATCATCCACGTTCACGTTGAGGCTCCCGATCAGGGCATTGATGCGGGCATTAGCCCGAGCATTGGCGGCGTCCACGCCGTTGTCTGTGATGACGGTGGCGAGGTTCGTGCCGGCCTTCCCGATCGTGAGCTTTTCGAAACGGTTAAGCAGCACATTGTACTCCGTCTTGATGATCTTGGACGTGACGGAGATGTTCAGCGCCGGATAAATGACCTTTACGGTGTCACAAAGCCCAGCCTGCGTGAACAGGGCAGCGCTGCCCTTGTATTCCAGAGTGCTGCCGAGGTCAAGGAAAGACACCTCGATGGTCGGGGTCTGTGCCTTGATGGTCTTGTCCATATAGGCAGAGGTTGCGTTTATCATTGCCGTGATCAGCCGCGCATTGATCTGCGCCTCGGTCTCGGTCGGGTTTGCTTCCCGGATGCCCTGCTCGTCCACATACGAGCTCATGTCCATGACCTTCGCCCTCGGAGGGTAGTAGTCCATACCGATGCTGTCCCACATGGTCGAGCCGTCTGGTATGGTCAGGCATTCATTCTCTGCCGTGACCATGTAGGGCGTGATGCCCGTCACACCGTAGGCGATGTCTGTCTCCTGTTTGATGTCGGTGATGTTCTTGCCATATCTGAGCTCAAGGCCGCGATCCGTGCCACGGTGTGCCCACAGCTTGACCGTGTACCTATCCCACTCCAGCTCTCCGCCATAGACGTCCAGGATCGAGCCCTCGCGTCCGCCCATCCAGCTCCGGAAAGAACCGGGCACATCCACCGCAAACAGGGACGAGGTGGAAACATTGGACCACACGCTATAGTTACTCATCTGCCCGTCTGAGTGGCTTTTCATCGATGCCATCGCATCCGCCGCCGAGAGACCCGTGCAGGGTGTCACGGACACGTATGCAAGGTCATAGCTGATATGCTGTGCATATACCTTGAAAATCTTGTTGAGCGTCTTCTGGATCTTGTAGATCCGGAACGGCTGCTCATTGGCATAAACGGAAGGCTTCGCCCAGATGATGCGGTTGAGCGTGATGTCCTTCTCGTGCTTGCCGTCTTCCGGATACTGCAGCACCAGCTCATAGGTGCCGTTACGCTCCTCGGTCACAATGCACTCGATGGCATCCGTCAGGCGGCCGATGCCTCCCGAAGTAAAGCTTGTTTCTGTGTTTTCGTACAAAATCGGTATCATAAGCGCCACCACCTCGGATATATCGCCACGCCCGGATTAGATGCCAGCACGCTGGTGCCCACAGATGTGATCTGCACGGTGTTGCTGTCCGGGTTAATGTACGGAAACACACCATAGTCCAGCACGATGTGGTCATTGTAGCTTTCCAGTGTGGCTGCTTTGTATACCTCCTGCATCTCGGAGTCCACGACGATCTCATCCACGCCCGAGCTGATGTCTTTGATCTGGATCCTGCTAATGTGACTGCTTGAGTCATAAATGGCGATCGAGACCTTTGAGCAGCCGTTCGGATACACACGTATCAGCGGCAGAGCGTTCTGCCTGGTCGGGTTGTAGATCGTGCCGGATGTCGTGCTGCCCACTTCTCCACGGAAGGAATTGGACTCGTCCCCGCTCTTGAGGAAACGCTGAGGCATGCAGTCAAACGTCAGCTCGAAGTTCGCCGCGTTCAGCTCGTCCAGCGGCTTAGCGGTGAAGCTTCCAGTCACCCGCGCTTTTCTGTACTCCTCGGGGTGATAAGTATCCTCCAGACGCTGGTATCCGATGTTGCTGAGAAGGAAATCCCTGAGCGCTTCGATGTTCTCGCCGAAGTGCTCCACGATAAACGCGGGATACTTGAGCGTGATGTTCTTATAGCGCCCATTGTCCAGCGTCAGGTCGCCATTGCGGCCGGGGATCGAGACGATCTTGACATCACGCTCGGGAGCGTTAAACGTGCCGCTCCCGGAGATGTAGACATTGAAATCCCGCAGATCCGTGCCGTTATAAATCAGCCAGTTCCTCATGCGAAAACGCTCTCCTTTCCTGTTATCTGGTTGAGCAGGATGTCCTCAACTGCTTCCGCGATCGCGTTCACGTCCTGCCCTGCCGAAGCATACACGGGGATGGTGATGTCGCCCACGTTCACCGTGTTGGTGTTGGTCGTGTTGTTGGTGCTTGCGGTCGTCCTGGGCGCGGTGAAAACGTTGTCCGCGGCCATGTTCGGCATTGCGAAGCCCTTCGCGCTTGCCCCGCTTGCCGACTTGCCGGCTGCTCCGGATGCTCCACCCATTGCCGAGGCAACACCCGCCCGGGCTTTTTCTGCTGCAGCGATCAGAGCCGCAGCTGCTGCTTCCACTTCGGGGAGCATCGCCATCAGTCCAGCCGCGAGGCTTGACCCGATGCTCTTGCCCATGTCGATCCAGCCGCCGGTGTCGATGCCGTTCTTGATCGTCTGGATGACACTCTGCGTGAGCTGCTTGCCGGCGCTCACCACGTTCCCGATGCTGTTCTTGAGACCGACCACAAGACCCTCACCGATATATAAACCGATCTGTTTCGTGAAGGTGGACGGGCTCTGCACACCTGCGCCGATCTTTGCGCCGCTGATGCCCTTTTCGCCGAGTGTCACGCCGCCCTTGTAGACATCGCCCTCCGAGGACTTCATGCCGACCACTTCGCCCTCACCGAGGTTCTTGCCGATATCCATGCCCTTGGTCTTGTTTTCCTTCGCTGCAGCGGTCGCCCTGGTGTTGCTGGTCGTTTCCCAGGTATTCCAGAGCTCGGAGCCGAATTGTTCGTAATTGCTCTGCATCGCGCTGACAGTCTCGGCGGGGATCGTTGCCGCTCTCTCGAACATCTCGGAAGCCTTCGCAAGCTCCTCATTGCTCATCTGGATGAAGGCCGCTACATAGTTCGCACCCTCGGGGCCCATCTTCGCCAGTTCCTGCAGCAGACCCTCAGACACGCCACGCTTGGACAGCTCCTGCATGTTCGTGCTCCAGCTCTCCATGTTGCTGACCTGGTCGCCCATGTTCTTCAGGACTTCGTCCTTTGTGACGGTGTTCTGCTGCTTCAGCTCTTCGAAGAGGTTGACCTGAGACGAGACGGAACGCTCCACGGCATCATACAAGTCATCCCAGGAGCTTGCCATCTCATCCGTGGCGGCACCGATCTCGGCCGCCATGTTTGACGCCGCGTCACCGTTCTGATCCATCGCCGTGGAGCTTTCCCCCAGTTTCCCGACGATGTCGCTCTCCTCTTCGCCGAGCTCTGCAAGCCGGTCCTTCATCTCATAATACGGTGCCGTGGCTTCCGAGCACGCCACAGCCGCATCCATCTGCGCCTGGCGGAGCTCGTCGATCTTGTCCTTCTGGTCTTCGTATGCATAAGCCGAAAGCTCGGAGATGTCTTTCGCGTTGTTCTGGGCATCGTGGTAAGCCACAGCCGCATCGGTAGCCGCCTGCTCGGCTTCTGCCACCATCAGCTCCATGTTCGCCATCTCACGCTCAATGGCCACGCGCTCCTTGACGATCTCGGTCAGGCGCTCCTCATATGCCGCAAGCTCGGCTTTTTTGAGGGTCGCCTCGATGTTCTTCTCGATCTCGGCCGTGTTCATGCTGATGGCGTTGGTCTGCTCGTTGTATGCGAGGTTCAGATCCGGCATCAGGGCATTCAGCTCGCCAACGATCTCACGCACACGGCTCTGCGAGTTGAGAACCTTGCCGTTTTCGTCCGTGTAGTTCTTGAGCTCTGCCACCAGCTTGGCAGTGGTGTCACGCTCGCCCTTTATGGCATCAAGGCTGTCCTTGTGTGCTTTTGCACTGTCCTGCGTAGCCTTCAACACACCATTTGCGCTGTCCACGAGTGCCTTCTGCTTTTCTGTCAGCAGATCGGTGTGGTCGATGACCTCCACCTCATAGGTGGCCATCTTGATGTATGCCGCGACCAGCAGGCCGATGACCGCAACCACTGCCAGTACCTGCGGAGCCATCGCACCGAGGGCGGTCGTGATCTGAGGGATCGCTGCAGCCACATTTCCGAGCATCGTGATCAGGCGCCCACCGACTGACAACATCGGCCCGATCGCCGCAACGACTGCCGCGATCTGTATCACCTGCTCCTTCTGGGCGTCATCCATTGCGTTGAAGGCATCGACCGCGCTCTGGAGCTTTTCCACCAGCGGCATGATCGCCCGGCTGATCAGTTCGCCCGTGCTCGTCATCAGTACGTTCAGCGAGCTCTTGAGCTTCTCAATGGATCCACCGAAGCCGCTCATCATTGCGTCAGCCATTTCCTCGGTCGTGCCCGCCGCATTCTTCAACGAGTTGCTCAGGGCTTCCACATCAGAGGGCGCCGTGTTAATGAGTGCCAGCCACTTGGCCATCTGGTTCTTGCCGAAGATGGCCGCTGCAGCACTCAGCTGCTCCTGCTCGGTCATGTCAGCGAAAGCATCATGCAGCTGACGCTGGACGCTGATCGAGTCCTTCATCGTGCCGTCAGCATTGAAGACCGCAATGCCGTACTTCTTCATCGCTTCAGAGGCTTCTTTTGTAGGCTTTGCCAGTCTTGCAATGCCCGTCTTCAGAGCGTTCGCCGCTTCCTCTGCCGATATGCCGGCGTTTGCCATCGTGCCCATGTAAAGGGCGGCGTCTTCGATGTTATAGCCTGCCGCCTTGAAGATCGGGGCGGCGATGGCCATGGCGTTCGACATCGAGTCGATGTCAAGTGCCGAGTTATTGCAAGCCGCTGCGAAGATGTCCGCGTACTTGGCCGTGTTGTCGAAGCTATCACCGAAAGCGTTAATGGTGGCAACAAGCCCCGCGCTGACGGTCTCAAGCGTGCCACCCTCACCTGCTGCCAGGTTCATCGCAGGAGCGAGTGCATTCGCTGCTTCTGTAGCCGTGAGGCCTGCACGGGCGAAGTTCAGCGTAGCATCAGCCGCTTCGCTCATTCCAAACGTGCTATTAGCTGCAGCCTCCTGCATGGCCTTGTTGAGCATCTCGGCCTGGTCTGCCGTGTTGCCCATCGTCTTGTTGGTGAGCTGCATCACCTTGTCGACATCGGCGAAGCTCTTCGCTGCAGCAGTGCCTGCAGCCACCAGCGGCAGCGTCAGGCTCTTGGTGAGCTTGTCACCAACTGCCGAGACCGCCTTGCCGACGGTCTGCATCTTTCCACCGATCTCTCCGATCTTCTCGGCTGCTGCCTGGACCTGCTGCTTCGAAACAGACCCAAACTGCTTATATTCATCCTCGAGCCCTCTGAGACTCTGTTCTGTTGCTATGATCTCACGCTCGAGCGCCTTCTGCTCTTCCGTGACCTCGCCCGTGGCATTGTTGTCCTTCATCTGCTGAAGGGCGAGCCGCTCGGTCTCAAGCTTTTCCTTTGTCTTATCGATCGCCGTGGCAAGCGCTTCCTGCTTCTGCCTGAGCAGCTCGGTGTTCGTGGGGTCAAGCTTGAGCAGCTTGTCGATGTCCCGCAGGGACTTGTTGGTGGTGCTGAGCGTGGCATTTACACCCCGGAGCGCCGAGGTTAGCTTTGTGGTGTTGCCATCGATCTCGATTGTGATGCCTTTAATGTTTTTACTTGCCATAGTTAAAACCTGTCAAAAGCCTCCTGCGTTGCCACGTCATCATAATGCTCGTGGTCGTTTCCTGCTTCGATGATGATGTCCGTGACCATCCCCTCATCGAGGTGGTCCAGATCCGTCAAACTTAGCCCCGCCTGCAGGGCCCGCAAAACAAAGAGCGCCACGTTCATCGGGCGGCTCGATGCATTTATTTTTTTTTAGCTTTGGATGTCGATGCCTTGCTGGCCGAGTAAATGCCGACCACTTCCGGCAGTACATTGACGAGGTCGAGCGTCTCATACTGGTCGAGCCAGTCGAAAAAGCCCTCCTCCGATATAGCGAGTGTATTCCCTGCCGCCGTCTCGGCCATTACATAAGCCAGACGCTGGCAGATCTCCACATAGGTGTCGTCTGTTACTTCTTTGCTGTTCAGTTCCGCAAAAAGATCGCGGTGGAATGCCTGCCTATAGCGCAGTGCAGTGGCTGCTGTTGCTCTCATCGGAACGCTGACGCTGCCGATCTGTACCGATTTTTCCATTGTCCCCTCTCCTCTCTCAAAAAGGGGGACGGGATCCCCATCCCCCTGTGGTTGTGTTTCTTAGCTGTTGGTGACGGTGATCACCTTGGTGTCGAACACGGAAGCATCCGATGCCAGGGTTGCCATGATCACGACACGACCCGCAGCCACACCAGTGACCTCGCCGGTGGAGGCGTCCACGGTAGCGATGTCGGTGTCGTTGGAGCTCCAGACCACCGTTCCGCTCGGGGTAACGATCGCCTCCAGCTCGATGCTCTCAAGCTTGACCACGCTGTCCTCGCCGGTGATGCGCACAGTGGCGTTAGCGCCTGCGCTCTGGTAAACGGCATCGAACCATCCGGAGTAGGTCGCGGATGCGGTCGTGTCAGACGTGGAAGCCTTGACCAGACCGTTAGGCAGGGAAACGGCGCTCAGTGAAACGCTCTCGGTCTGAGGCGTTGCACTCTCTTCGGTGGTCTGTCCGGAAACTGCGGGGCGGGTAGCCGTGCAGCGATACAGGACATGTCTGCGGCTGTTCACATCGCCGTCAAACTCGAACATCAGCGCGAACTCTGCGGGCTTGCTGTTCTTGTTCTCGATCATCACGCCATTGGCGTCAGTGGTCTCGCCCATGATGTCAGCCTTGAAGTCCTCAGGCACCAGTGCGCTCTCGAAGTCTCCACTGTAGCCATTGTTGTTGTTAATCTGATAGTAGACGATACCATCAGCATAGAAGGGCGTCACCTCGCCCTGTGCCTCCAGGGAAAGAGACACCGCACCGGGCCAGGGCTTAACAGCGCCATAGGTCGCGGTGCCGTCCGATGCAAGCGAAAGCTTTGCATAGTGGACGTTTTTAAGGTTGTATTTAACCTTGTTTGCCATTGCTTTTACCTCCTGTTAGATTTCGTATAGTGTTTCATAAAACTCTTCGCTATCAATGTAGACAGTATCCGCGGCGATGCGAAAGACGATACCTGCATCGGTGAGCGCTCCCTCCATTACGTCCATCAGGTCAGCCATCTCGTCCGGATCGGACGCGTAGATCTCGATGTCCACGCTGCTCCCTCTGAAATAGACCACGCCGTCAGCATTAAGGTTTTCGGGCGCCACCCTCCGATATACAACGAAAGGCGGGCTTACTGCTTCACCAGTCTCAAAATGGTCGTAAGCGTAGCCGGCGATGATGTCATCCTCCTCAAGTGCTGCGCATATGTTTTTTACGATCTCATCCTTGTGCAAGCTTTTCCACCGCCTTCTCTATCTCTTTTATTGCCTTCTGCTCGGCCGGAGCTATGTGCGGGATCGCTCTCGTTCGCCAGCCATTTCGGTTTGCGTGACCTTTTTCCAGCAGATGCGCAAGCTGGTAGTCAGTCCGGTTATGAATGACTGCCGACTTTGACAGTCTGCTCTCTTCTTCCTGAACGGCCCAGCCTTTGCGATACCTTCCGCGCCTGGGACCTTTACCGACCGGCGACTTTGCCTTGACCTCTTCTTTGGCATTCTTTGCCACCTCGCTGATGGCCACTTTCATGCCCTCGGTGATGTTTTCGCCGTAGTCCGTCAGGACCTGGCTGATCACATTATCAAGGTCGCTCAGTTTCGCCTTGTATGTTCTCATCTGGTTCCTCCGGTGTCGGTGTGGGTGTCGGGGTCGGCGTGGGTGCCGGCTCCCTGACCTTAACCTTTACGCTCTCCAGCTCCAGCAGATCCACACCCCGCTCCGGGATGTACTGGATCCTCCTGACGCGATACTGTCTGTCGCCGATCAATACAAGATCGAGCTCTGATATGATGTCTGTGTGATGCACCTTGAGCACCAGCGCGATGGTGTAACTCTTGACGGAGTTTTTCGCCTCGTAATACCGCTGGATGCCGATCGTTTTGTTTTCAAACCGGAACGAGCCTTTTTTCTCGCCGATCGTTCGGTTTTCCTCGGTGTAGACGTCAAGCACGCCGTCCGGATATGTCTCAACCTTCTGCAGGGGTCGCATTTTCCACCTCCCACTTTATGCGCAGGCCGACGATGTCGGACGCATAATTCTTTTTGAAGTCGCTGACAGCTCCGGCGCGGTCGTACAACACATAGTTAAGCAGGAGTTCCATGCCGCGCTGATCACCATCCACCCCACCGAAGGCCGAGACAGGTATCCCGGTCTTCTGCGAGATGTAGGCGATACCACGCCGTATTTGGCCGCTTAATTTGGCATCTGCATCCGGATCTTCCCAGGTGATATCCAGCCAATTCTTCACTTCAGCTAAAAGTTCGGTTGATACGGCAATGGTCGCCATGGTGTTACCCTCCTACTTGTTGCTTTTCTTCTTGTTCTCACTCTTCTTCTCCTCAGCGATCACGGGAGCCTTTTCGGGCTTCGTTGCCGCCTTCTTCGGATCAGTAGAGCCGACCTTGATGATGCTATACACTCTCATAGGTTCCTCCTTACTCGCTCTGAAGCGTCATGCCCTTCAGCGTGTAAAGCTTCTGCTGCACGAGGCCGTCCTTGTAAGCCACCACCTGCACCATCTGGGTGTTCTTGTCGGTGATGTGGAAGATCGCGATGCCGTCAGAGTCGAGTTCAATGGGTCCGGGGTTAACATTCGCACCGATCAGCTGAGCCGTGATCTTGTCGGCGCCCGTCAGCGTGCTCTTGAACACGAGGAAGTTGCCGGTGTTGATCTCGGGATTGCTGTCGAACCAGGTCCAATTCTCGACATATTTCAGCGTGCCGGTGATAGCATTCGCACCGAATTTAACGCCCGACTGTAAATCGCTTACCGTCTTGCCCGTCACGGACAGCTCGGAGTCTGCGATGGTGTCGTTAACAGTCAGGCCCGTTAAAAAGACACTTCCTTGACTTCGAGATAGGTCGGGGTCAGGTTGCTGATGTCCAGACGCAGGAAAGCGTTGTTGTCCTTGGGCAGGCCGTTCGCATAGGCTACGGTCTTGTAGTAACGCTTGTCTTCCAGGAACTTGTACTCATCGGAGAACTGCACGCCGCGGTTTCCGCCTACGCCCAGGAAGTACTTCTTGCCCATGCCGAGGATCGCCTCGCCCTGAGTCACAGCTACAGACTGGATGATCTTGGTCGGAACAGGCAGCACATCGTTCACATACTTGCCGTCGGGAGTCATCACGGTGGTGGCCGGCATCACTACGCTGAAGTAGTCGAACGGATTGACCACGAGGATCAGATCACGGACTGCGCGGGGCTTGCCCTGTTCATTCTGAGCCAGCTGAGCCACAAGAGCGCCATAAGAGGATCTGTCAAAGCTGGTCACGGTCAGCGCGTCCTTCTTAGGATAAACGCCGCCCACGATCGTCACATCGGCCTGCACCTGACGATCCATACCGATGGGCTGATCTTTACCGGTACCGGTTACGATTGCATTTTCGAAGCCGATCGCAAGAGCCTCGGACAGGCAGGTGCGGATGTAGCTGTCGAGCCATGCAGCTCCCAGCTCCAGCATATCGATGCTGATGGGCATCCACGCGCTGAGCTTGAACTGGCCCAGATCTACGGACTTGAACGCACTGTCGATCTCGGTCGTGATCGCGCTCTCAAGTGCGCCCCAGGTTGCATATTCGCCACCGTCTGCATTTACCAGAAGACGAGCAGCACCGGACACGGTGATGGTGTCCACTGCATCGAGCAGCGGGTGGTTCTGCTTCATGTCTTCCATCACCTGGTTGATGATGGTCAGCGGGAACGTCTTGTCAGCGTTGGTCAGTGCCATGCTGATGTTGCCGTCTGCTGCCTTGGAGGCTTCGATGAACTTGTCATAGAAAGCCTTCTCTGCGCTGGTGAGCTGACGCACACCACGCTGTGCAAGGATCGCCGCATCAGCGGAACCCTTCATTGCCTCAGCTTCTGCCAGGATCTGGTCGTGAATGCTCTGGAACATCTCGCCCAGTCCGTTCTCAAAAGCTTCGGTGTCGCCCTCTTTCGCCGCGTTGGAAATGCGCTGCGCGATCTCGAGCTCTTTGATGTTGTCCTTGTTTAACATCTTTCTACCTCCTTTTCGCCGTATTCCGGCTTGTTGTTAGTTTCCGGGCCTTTCAAAAACCGAAAAAGCCCTTTTTATTTTCCACCTGCGCCGGTTCCGGCGTGGGATTGGTGGCAGCTTCTTCTGCCTCTTCAGCAGCAGGCTCTTCGATCTCTTCCGCCTGCGCCTCAGCTTCGTCTTCCGTCTCTGGCTCGCTGAGGGCCTTGACGGCCTCACAGAGACGCTCCACGGACTCACGCAGGGATTTTATCGTGTTTTCCTCTGCGGACTCTGTACGGGGCGCCACGGCCTTGATTATGGACTCCATGGCATCGTTCTTGATGCCATCGGTGTCAGCATCTGCGATCTCGGTCGCGAAGCCCATCGCCACGGCATCGGACGGAGTGATCCAGGTCTCCCTGTCCATCATCGCATCCAGATTCTCATCGGATACATTGACGCCCGCCTCACGGTAAGCCGCTTTTGCGCTCTCGGTGATGATCCGAAGGTCGTCAGCCGCTTTTTCCATCTCGTCAGCCGTTCCGGCTGCCACCATAGAGGCGTTATGGATAAACAAAAGCGAGGCGGCGTTCATCACGCGCCTGCTGCCGGCGCAAAAGATCACGCTTGCCGAGCTTGCTGCAAAGCCTTCGCAGATCGTTGTCACGTTTCTGCCCTTCAGCTCGTTATATATGCCGAGGCCTTCCTTGAGGTCGCCCCCGTTCGAGTTAATATGGACGGTGATCGCAGCATCTTCCGGCAGGCCCTTGATCTGGCTGACCAGATCGTGCGCGCTGAAATCGCTCTCGTCCCATTTCCAGGCATTTGATGCGATGTCCCCGAAGATATAGATGTCTGCGCCCGTGTCTGTCTTTTTCATCGAAAAGTAAGGCATGTTACTGTTCATCGGTTCCTTCCTCCTTTCCCTCAGTATTCTCCACACCGGTGAGGAGCTCCTCTGCCGGTGAGTAGTTCTTTGTCATCCAGTGCTCATCAGCCCATTCCGCGTCGATCGGATCCAGTCCGAGCCGCTTGCGGATGTCGTTAATGGTCAGTGCTCCGGAGCCGATCAGCTTGTCGATCGGGTCCGCGATCTCGAAGATGTCGAGGTGTTTGATGTTGCCATAGTTTGCACTGATGTGCGTGCCCTGGAACGTCAGGCGCTGGCCGTAAACCTTGCGGTTTATCTCCTGGGCGATCATCTCGGCCACAGGCTTGACCACTGACGTCAAAAACTGGCTGAAATCTTCCTTTGTGACGGTCTTGCCGTTCACGATCGAAACCGGAACGCCGAACGTCTGGGCCGTCAGCTCCACAATATCGTCATACATCGAGCGGATGTCACGCGTGCCAGACAGGCTCGCCTTGGTGCTCCCGCCCGTGCTCTCCTGCATGCTGAACTCGTAGCCCTTGAACAGCGGCAGCACTGCGTTCTCCGCCGTGAAGTATTTCTTGAATTTGTCATTGATCAGGTCCTCATAGGTTTCATCAAAGTCGGCATCCGCTTCCGCCAGATCATCGATGTGGAGCACGCCACGAGTCCCCTGGTTGCGGATGTAAGAAGACGATGCGCTCTTGATCAGCTTGCCCTCGGATGTGGACACTGCCTGCAGCACGGCCGTCATCCCGATGCCGCTCAGGGTAAAGTGCAGCACGTCCTTCGCCAAATATGTCCGGTTAAGGCCCTGCCCACGTACCACCACACTGGTGTAGATGTCGCCGCCCAGGGACTTCTCCGTCACGAAGCTGTCCGCCACATAGCGATAGTCCCCGACCTCGACCACGAGCGCCTCCCCGTTCTTGTAGAGTGCGCCGACAAGAGACTGAAAAAACTCTTCTTTCGTCTGGTTGGGGTTGGGCTCATAGTTCCAGCTCCAGTACTCCTTCGCCTTGACCTTGTCGCCCCTGCGGTACGTCTCCCACTCGATCGCGCCGATCGCGGCCCCGATCTTGCGGACGATCGTCCAGAATGCCATCTGCTGCAGGAAAAACTCCACGCCCGGGGCACTCACATCGATAGGGTTGTCAAGGAAGTCACGGACCGCCACGCGAGTGCCGTTCTGTGCCTTTACTGGTTTCTTGAATAGGTTTTTGAAACTGAAAGCCATGTCTATCACCTTTTAGTATGTCGCGGTCGGTAAACGTCTGCGCTTGCCTTCCCGCCGTTCTATGATCTTATCCTCGATCGTCATCGCCGCTACCAGCGCCATGAAGGGGTCGGTCTTGCGGCTCTTCGCTTCTATCTTGCCGTATACGTAGTTCCCGATGTCTGCGTCCTGACTGCTGCCGACCTTCCGGCCGTACCGGATCAGCTTCGTGTTGTTCGTAGCCCAGCGAAGCTCTGGAGAGTCTCCCCAATAAAACCAGTGGTTTACAAAGCATCGGTCTATCACCGGGGCCACGCGCATGATGTCGGACGGTCTGACAAGCTTCAGGTTCTTTTTGTCCTTCGGGTCGAAACCGATGTCCGCCAGTGCTCTGGCCATTAGTGCAAAACGGAAGTCATCGATCGCAACGGCCCTGATCGCGTACTGGCTCCGCATCTCGTAGAGGTAGTCCGTGATGAGGCTCGGATGCACCTCCACATCATCCACGACTGTGAGCCGTCCGTTCTGCGCCCATTCCTGCCAGGGGCATCTCAGCCTCGGGATGTCCTTGCTCTCGGCACACATCCAGCTGTGGCTGATGTCGTAGCGCTTGTCGCCCTGCTTGAAATGGATGTCCACGCTCACCCAGTCCGTTGTCTTGGAGAAGTCGATGCCCGCCACGCAGTACCAGCCGCGCACGTCCGGGATCTCTTCCTTCGTGGCTTTTATGTTTTCATAGTCCGTGACCTTGATCTCCCCGGAACCGTCCGGGATGTTCATCCTCTTGGTCATGAAGGCCGGAAGCCTTGCCGGGCTCTTCTTCCATTCCCGGTATTCCTTCTCGATCTCCAGCCGCAGGGCGGGGAGGTATGGAAGGCTCGGGTTCGCCTTCTCCCACATCTCTGGGGTGTCCACTTCGTCCTTACTGTCCAGTCGGCATATGAACGGCAGCAGGCCGTTGTCAGGATCCCCACCGAACAGGATGCCCTCACTCGTCTCAAGCAGGTCATCCAGCGGGCCCTCTCTGACGTCGCCGTTGGTGGTGAAGTAGGAGCGGCGGGGGTGCGGGTGTTTCCCGAGGCCAGTCGTGAACACGTTGATGTTGTTATAGTTCTCGTACTGGTGGATCTCGTTGAACACCACGATCCCGGAGCGCATCCCGTCCTTGCCCTTGGGGTTGTTCGTCCTTCCCCTGATCAGCGCCTTGGTCTGCATGCATTCCACCTTTTCCTTGAGCCAGTGGAAGTATTTCTTGAGGCGCTTCTTGTCCGGGGCTTCTGCACTGTCAAACGCTTCCACGATGTCAAGCACAGGGCGGAGGGCCTGCTCCTCATTGTTGGCACAGATGTCCACGTCATACCCGCGTATGCCGTTGTACGGACTGGCCAGCGCCACGCTCTCCACGGCGATCGTGCCGTCCTTGCCGGCGCCTCTCCCGATCATGCAGAAGAGATCCGGCCATCTCGGCATCTTGCTGTCCTTCCAGAATGTGCAGTCGTGCAAGGTGATCACGAACTCCTGCCAGGGGAACAGCTGATCATATGGGAAATACTTCGCCAGTCCCAGGTAGTGATCCGCCAGCTCGTGGTCCACAAAGATGTCCTCGTTCTCGAAGCACCACTTGACGTGGTTCACGAGTGCCTTCACTTCCTTGCTGGTCTGTATCGCCCCACGCTCTACCAGGTCTATGAACAAATCAATGTGCTTGTCTATGCTCTTACAAGTCGAGCTTGTCGTCTTCCGAGGCATTTTTCATCACACTCCCCTCTGCAAACGTCACGATGATCTTCAAGAGTGTTGTGATGGTGTTGTTGGAGGCCGTGGCGGTCTTGTTGTACTCACTCACCGCAGCGTTCAGTCTCCTCTCAAGCTGGTCGACGGCTGTCGGGATGGTCGTGCTCTGCAGCTCCGTCCTGATCCTCGCGATCCTGCCCTGCAGCTCTTCCATGATGTCCAGTTGCATCTGGTACTTCTCGAAGGCGGTCGTAAAGAAGTAGTTCTGTTCCGCTCCGCCCTCTTTCGCCATCCGGATCAGCTCCTGAGCCGTCTGGTTCATGGCTGCCGCGCCCTTCTTGCTTTTTCTCGGTGCTTTTACTTGTCTTTTTTCCATTTTCCCACTCTCCCATGCGCTTCGCGCGCGCGTAAAACCATAAAAAACCGCTTTTTCCCCGAAATGTCGAGGGGGCAGTCGGTGTTCTCGGGCCGGAGGATTTCGCCCGGGGAAACCCGGGGGTGTGCCTCTCTCGCGTGGCCCGGCGGCCCTGCCGAAACCGCTCCACCAATTTAATCCCACCGCTCCTCAGAAATCGGCTGGGTTTTGGAAACTCCCATCCGATAGCCGTGCGCCTCTTCGTGACACTCGTGACACAGGCTGATCAGGTTGCGCTTGTCTGTGTGCGTTGCCGGGTCTCGGTATGTCGCCTCGAGTGCCAGGTCCGGCCTGTCACGAAAATGATTTATGTGGTGCACAGTGTCCGCAGGTCTGTACCTGTGGTACTTGACCTTGCAGCACTGGCACTCATGATGATCTGCCGCTAAAATCTCCTTGCGTTTCCGTTTCCACTTTGGGCTGTTATAGAACGCTGCAGTGTCGTTATGCGCGCACCAGGTTGCCCACTCGACCTCGTCCTGTGTCATATGGATCCATCACTCCTTTCCTCTGCTCCTCAAGGCAGTGGCAAGCGCTTGGCCTGCCGCTGCAGGAGAGTGAGCGGAAGCCCGGCAGATGGCCCGCTCACTGGGAATGGACGCAAAAATGCGGACCCGGTCTTTCGACCTGCCCGCATTTCCACGCTATTATATTAGCACATTCAAAACGCTCAAAAGTGCCATCTTGCATTTTTATATATGCCAGCGTTTCGGGTTGAGCTCCCCGATCCCGACGCCCACGATCTTGACGGCCTTGTTTATGATGCGCTTCATCTGCCGCACTGAGTAATGGCACTTGACCATGTACTCGTATGGCACGATGCTCTTGCCCGACCAGTACCGCACCCGGATGACGTTGCGCTCCTCTTCGGTCAGATGCTCCAGCATATCCTCGACGGCATCGATCTCCCGCTTGAGGCGCTTGGCATACTCGCTCTGGAGGAGCAGGGCTTTGTGTGCTGTCGGGTCCCGTTCCTTCAGATCCGCGTCCAGCACTTCCATCTCCCACTCGGTGAGCAGCCTGCAGTTCTCAGGATAGAACCGTATGGCTGACAGGATCTTGCGCCAGCTCTCCTTTGATATTCTCATCACTTCCCTCCATGTCTCCGGTGGTACGACTCAAGCGCCCGGTCGTTGCATTCCTGGCAAGTGACGCGCCCCTCTCTTGCCTTGTTATGGCAGCAGATGCTACAGAACCCGCTGGCCTTAGCGATCTCCCGCCGTCTCTTCTGGGATATGCGGACCGAGATCCGCCTGTTCTCCCTGAGCTGTTCCTCTGTGTAAATCTTATGCAGTCCCATTTTCATCCTCCTTCAAGATATCGTGATCCCGTTCCCAGGCGTCACAGCTGTCCCACTCGTGCTGTCTGTCCCACAGACAAGCCCCGAAGTTCTTCTCGTAAAACTGCTGATATGGATAGATCCTGTTTTCACTCCCCTCGTCCCTGGTGCAGTAGATGTTAGGCTCTTCCACCGGATCGCTGAACGCCTTGGCATTGTATTCCGCATATTGCGGCTTCAGTTGGTAGTGGAAGCAGTTCGAGTGCCTGCAGTTTCCGCAGAGCTTCGGTATGGCGTATATGCTCGGCTTCCACTTGCTGTGGTTCTTGCATAGATAAAACTTTTCTTTTTCCCACTGACAATTCAGTCCTTCCGTGCCGGGCCTTCGCTTGTGCCCATAGGGCTCATAAAGTCCGTATCCGTACCACATGCAGTACCGGCACTTGCCGATGTACTCGGCGAAGCTTTTCGGCGTGTCCTCATATGGTGCCATCGTGGTGGGCGAACCTGCGCAGATGTATCCGTCATCTGTCTTGACCGTGGTGTAATACGGCTCGATCTTCGTGATCTTTCCGGTCTTGCCGTTCGCCAGGATCACACGCTGGCCGATCTGTCGCTGAAAGTCATACTCGCACGGCTTACGCTTCGGCTCATCCGCGATCAGGTCAAACACGCTTAGCTGACCATCGATCTGCTCATCCGTCGCCTTCATCCTCCTCACCCCCTTCTGCTCCTGTCGGGCTTGCTAAATAGTCCTCACACGCTTCATCATCGACCGCTCGTCCTGCTCCACGGGTACAAGCATCTGTATTGTCAAGGATGCAGGTTGAGCAGTTTGTCGGCTTACTTTTCAGCGGCTCAACCAACTCCCATTCGTCGCCATTTGCTCTGACAAGCCCCAACTTTTCCAATTTACGACAAGCTAGTTCCTCAAAAGCATCTTTGTTGTATTCCCAATTCTCGTCAAATATTTCTGCAGCTACCCATTCTGCAAATTCTCGGAAACGGTCTGCAAACTCTGTTACTGTACGAGGTTCTTGCAGAGTGACGGAAGTTAACTGTCTTATGTCCTCAACATCAACGCTTTCCTTGATTACAATTCCCCACACGTTATGTGTTTTTATTCTCGGCAAATCAAGCACCTCCTGTCTGCTAATCGCATCTTTGCAAGGTTCTTGCGATAGTGCTTCGATTGCCATACTAATAGCTTCGATCCAATTTGCGCATTCCATTGACGGCATTTCATCCGCAATGCAACTTAACTCTTTTATTGCTTCTTCTCTTGTCATTCCTCATCCTCACTTTCCTGTGGCTCTTGGTTTATTAAACTGCTTTTTGAAATTATCCTCTTTCTTAACTGACATCATCGCATGGAGCATTTCTTTTGCCGATGTACGACTTATCTCAAATTGCTCACAAAGAAAATCTAACCATTCTGAATTTGTAAACTTAATCTTTGGTTGCATATTTATTAGCGCTTTTAATGCGCTGTGATTTCCTGCAAAGTTGCCATCTGGTAAAGCAGGTAACTTGTCTATATGTTCTTTAAGTCTATCTGCATCTATAACTTTCATTTCTTATCCTCACTTTCTGCTGATACTGTATCGCTACTTTCTAAATCTAACAGCCATAGAGGTTGGTGCTCGGCTTCATAGATTTCTATTTCCATATCTGTCATTCCTTATTCCTCACTTTCTGCCTTGTACGGTTCGGGTATATCAAGATACATCCACGCATCAATTCGCCCTAAACTGTACGGCGCATGCGACATTGTTTCTTTTACCCAATCACGATTTTTGTCACCTAATCCATGTATTCTAAAAACAGGATAACCATAATTGCCGCTCTCTGAAATCAAGTGACCGTAATATACTCTGTTATAAGTCGTGACTAAAAGCGGTCTATTCAATTCGGGCAACCTCTCACTAACAGGAATCCATTCGTTTGATCTTTCCGAACTGCTCTCATCAGCACACAACGCCATAAAATCAGTTTTTGACTTTTCCTTTATCGCATCTGCAAGCCATCCGATTTCATGTGTCATAATCGGTCTGCCCATTATATCTTCAACATACTTATGAAATATCTGAAACTTATCCCCCGTCAGCATACATATTCCTGTATGTGCCATTATTATTGCTTTTTCTCTATCTTTCATTCCTCGCTCCCTTCTGCCCCTGTCGGGATTGCCGAACTTCTCAACGCTTCGACCGCCATCGCGCAGACATCCACGGCCACGCTGTTATATCCGGCATTGATCGCTATCTTGCACGCCGCCTTGATGTGCGTGATCGCTTCCTCGACCGACAGCTCACTCATCTGTGTCTGTTTCATCTTCTTCCTCCTTCTCTTCGTAGATGTATCTGTTCTTGTATTCTTTCTCGTTCCAGTATTTCCCGCTGATGTCACCCTCGAGCAGGATGATGATCGTGTCGGGCTCCTCGGGATCGATGGACTGGTATGCGCTGACGAACACGGCCTCAAGGATCATGTTCGGGTGTTCCACGCACCAGGTATATTTGTCAATGGCCCTCTTGCACACCTACAGCTTTTTCTCGTACTTGCCCACCATCGTGGCTCTGTCGGGTGGCTTGTACTGGAGCTTGAAGACCCTGCCGGCCATCCTTGCCCGGTACTCCTTCCAGGAGCGCTCGACCTCTTTGTTACAGAAGCCCTCGACCCCGATCCGTTCCAGGAAGTTAAACTCCGTCAAGGCATCCTTCATGATCCGGTTGGCTTCAGCCGTCAGGACTTCCTGCTCTGCAAGGATCTCGGCAGCAGTCCACACACCACAGTGCCCACAGTAGACAAAGCCCGAGCCCTTGGTGTACCCGATCCGGATGTGGTGACCGCTAAACTCCTGCAGCACTTCCCGGAGCGTGGCCCTTGCCTCTGCGAACGCTCTCAGCTGTCTGTTCATCATCAGTGCTTTCCTCCTTTCCTGTGATCACGATCTCGGTGCGTGGGTTGTTCTTGTCATATCCGACCACCGAGCCATCCATCGAGGTGACGATGCTGCAGTTGTCATCCGCAAGGACTCCCGCCTTGACCAGAACATCCAGCGCCGCCTCCTGCAGGTTCACAAGGTCGACCCGTCGGCGGGTTGGCATATGGAAGACCATCGCCACATTGACCGGCTCCCCGATCGGCTCATCCGTCCACTGCTGCCGGATCAGTTCGACCGCTTCCTTCTCGTAGGCTTTGTATTGTTTCGACGGGATGATGCAGGGCCGTCCATTGATCCGGATGATCTGCTGGCTGTTCTTCTTGGAGACCGGTGGCAAGTCTATGTTTATGTGAGCATTTATCATTTGTTTCTCCTCTCCGTCAAATTTTTCTTCTTTCCCTTTTGTGCCGCGAGCTGGGTCGGTTAAACGCAGCCCGTAGGGCGTTTAACGACCGGCGGCGCGTGGGTGGGTTGTCAAACCCTTTATATAGGGGTTTGAATTTTCATAATTATTCCTTATAAGGTTTGATTATGAGATTTCATTTTCATTCCTTATAAGGTTTGATTATGAAAAGTTTTTTTCACGGGTTTTTACTGTTTGACAACATTTTTATCATCTTTTTCAATGAGCATTCCGCCTCTGATAAAAAGCTCATCATGGTCTTTTACCCATCTGCGGATGGACGGATCGGAGAAACCTTTCTCCGTGGAAAAATATTTAACAGCTTCCTCAACGGTAGGGTACGGAGTCTTGACCGGTTTCGTGTCGATCTCGCTCCAGTTGATGACAAAACTGAGCAGGCGCGTGTATTTTGCCTCGGCCTTGTCCTTCTTTGCGTTATTGCCGCGTAACGAGTTAAGATCTGCATCGGCTCCGCTGATAGGCTTGGCATCTGCCAGCTCGTCCGTGACGCGGTGGATCGGATAGTCGAAAATGATGTCAATGTCGTCCGGGCTCATGAATTCGCGCAGGGTGGAGCTGATGCGCCAAGCCGTTTGGCCATCCTCAAGCGTGACCTCGGCGTCCCTCGGATTGATCTGTATCATGTCCAGCAGGGCGTCCGGATCTCTGGCGAACACACCGGAACCGCTCGCTCTGTCGATGGAAAACTTGCTGCCCTGCGCGCCTTTTGAGTGGTGATGGCAGCAGATGATGGAAGTCTTGAGCGTGGTGCAGATTGTGTCCAGGTGGTTAAAGAAACGGCCCATCTCGCTTGCGCTGTTCTCATCGCCTTCGTTAATCTTGTATAAGGGGTCGAAGATGATCGCATCATAACCCTTGCCCTGTGCCCGTCGGATCAGTCTCGGCTCCAGCTTGGCAATCTCGGCATTCTCCCCGCGCAGGTTCCAGATGTCGAGGTTCGCTGAGATCTTAGCGATCCCCATGGCCTTCCGGACTTCGTCCACACGATGCAGGAACGAGCGGTCATCAACCTCAAGGTTTACATATAGGACTTTCCCGGGTGTGCAAGGGAAGCCGAGCCAGGGCCGTCCGTCACAGATGCAGAGGGCCAGCTCGATCAGCAAAAAGCTCTTTCCTGCTTTACTGGCTCCGCTGATCAGCATCTTATGGCCTTTTCTGAGGATGCCGCCGATCAGCTCCGGCGCAAGCTCAGGGAGCTCTTTGAGTGATGCGAAGTTAATGATGTCAGGATACGGATCGGTGAGCTCTTCGATGTATGTTTTCCACTCCTCGAAGCTCTCGCAGCCGATATTCTCCGCAAGGATGAACTGCTTCCGGTCGCCTCTCTTGACGCCAGGCATCCGGCTCATCCTGCTCGCGTTCTTGTTCTGCGTGTCGATCGAGAGGCCGTTCTTTTTGCATATGCTGTACAAATAATCGACCTTTTCCTGGTATTCCTGCGTGTTGATGGCGTCGATCTTGACGATGGCGTGGATGGACTTGCCGCCGGAGTAAAGCATCACCGCGATCGGGATCCTCAGCTCTTCCATCAGGGCTTTTTGCTTTTCCAGCTCGAGGTTGTCGGACTCCACAAGTGCATAGCGCAGGTCCGTTACATTGGAATTGCTGACTCCATGGCCATCCAGTGGGTTGAAACGGATCCAGACGCCCGCCTCTTCGTTATAGTCGCCGATGACTGCTTTGATGTCGTTCGGGTGCTTTTTAATGGACTTTAAGAGCTGCCCCGCCGTCATTCCATAAGCTCCGCGAGTGCTCGGCCTCCACTTCTTTTTCTCGTCATCAAATTCTGCATCAATGCAGAAGCCGACGATCTCGTCAGGCTTGAAAAGTGCCTGCAGGTATCTGCGGAGCTCGTTCGGGCCGTTAAACTTGTCATCTGATGGCATCTCGATGTGCTCGGACGTGTCGATCCAGGTGGAGTCCTTGATCACCACACCGTCGTCTCTGATCTCATCGTCCCAGTCATAGACCCTGATCGTGGTGTTGTACCCGAAACGCTTCGCCAGCTCGAAGATGGTGCCGCCGGTGACGATCGCGCTCGTGCCTTCCCGGAAGCTGTCCCACTTCTTGGCACATTCCCCCTCTTTGTATCTGCTGTCTGAACGGCTCCAGTCATCCCAGACTTCGCAGGCATAGCCCTCGTGTTTGAGGGCCATGCCGACCGCCGTCCAGGTTGCATAGTCCAACTGGTCGGGCGGTATATATTCCAGTGCTTCAATAATCTCCATTCTCTCCTCCTAATCTTCCCAGCTGAAGAGCGTCACCTCTCCGGGCGTGTAAGTCGCCGGCGTGACACCCTTCGGTACGTTCCAGTTGTTGGCCGCCAGTCGTGTGATCATGCTGCTGGCATCGTTTTTTGACCATTTAGCCACATTTCTAAAACCAAAACGCTCGAGTGTCTTCATCTGCTTCGGTGTGCATAAGCCAAGCTTGACGCGCTTCATCACGAGATCCATCAGCTTGCTGGCCAGACCTCTGGTCTCGATGGCTTCCGCCCTGATCCCGAGGTTTTCCAGCGCCTTGAGCTGCTTTTCGGTTGGCGGTTCGAGCTCCCAGGTGAATGTGGGCTCGTATTCCGTGATAAAATCATCATCGAGCATCAAACCGTAGTAGATCGGGTCCACAAGCTTGCGCTGCTTCGCCTTCTGCTCTGCCAGGCTTCTGGCAAGTGCCCGTTCGCGCTCTTCGATGGCGTCCAGCTGGGCTTGGGCTTCTTCTTTGATGGCCTGCGCTTCTGCGCTCAGGATGTCCATCTGCCCCTGCTCCATGATCGCGTCCATCCTTGCGGCGATCTTCTCATCCTTCGCTACCAGTGCGGCAGGCTTTACGAGGTCGTGCTTTTGCGTCATCCATAAGAAGTCGAGGATCAGGGCATCTTTTTTGCCGGTTTCCGGAGACAGTCGCAGCACTCGTCCGACCATTTGCGTGTACAGTGCCCGGATCTTGGTCGGTCTGAGTACCACCACACAGTCAGCGCTCGGACAGTCCCAGCCTTCCGTCAGTAACATGGAATTACAAAGTGCGTTATATTTCCCATTTTCAAAGTCTGTGAGGATCTCTTTGCGGTCCTTGCTGTTTCCGTTTACTTCCGCCGCCGCAAACCCGCGTTCCTTCAGCTTTTCACAAAATGCCTGGGACGTGGCGATCAGCGGCAGGAAGATGACCGTCTTGCGGTCTATGCAGTGGGTGGCCATTTCGTCCGCGATCTTGTCGAGGTAAGGCCCGAGTGCTTCGCCGAGCGAGCCGTCCGTGTAATCTCCCATCGAAGTTTTGACGCCCGACAGGTCGATCTTGATCGGTATCATTTCCGCTTTTGGCGGAACGAGGTAGCCATCTTTGATAGCTTGTGCTAAACTGTACTCGTAGGCGATCGAGTCAAATACCTCGGCTAAGGTCTTCTTGTCGCCTCTGTCCGGCGTGGCTGTGCATCCAAGCAGCCGCGCCGTGTTGAAATAGTCCAAAATCTTGCGGTAACTGTCCGCCAGAACGTGATGCGCTTCGTCGATGATCACCACATCGAAGTAGTCCCGCGGGAACTTTTCCAATCTGCCGTCCCGCATCATCGTCTGTACGCTCCCGATCGCGACCGGAAACATGTCGCCGGTGCTTTCCATTCCCTTTTCTATCCCGCAGAAAATGCCGGTGGACTTGTAGAGCTTTTCCGCTGCCTGCCGGATCAGCTCATCCCGGTGGGCCAGAATGAGAACCCGCCCAGTGGCGGACTCTCTTCTGGCAAGCTCGGAGAAGATGATCGTCTTCCCTCCGCCTGTCGGGACTACCAGGAGCGTGTGCTTGTGGCCGTTCTTCCACTCGCTTTGAACCGCATCGACTGCGGCGCGCTGGTAGTCCCTCAGCTCCACTCGTCATCATCCCCTTCCTTTGCGATCGGGTCGAGGTAATTCTTAACATTGTTGAAGTAAATGCCTTCGTTCTTCCCGCTCTCTTTCTTGATCTCGACCCTGCCGGTCCTGCCGATCGCACCCTGCCAGTCCATCTTGAGGGTGTCGCCGCTCTTGCGCATTCCGAGACTGCGGAAAAACTGCTTGATCTTCCACTCCATGGAGCTCGCGAGCGGGAAGCGATCGGTGATATAGCAGTCACCCTCGTCCGTTCTGATCCGGATGGTCATGATAGCCTGGTTGCAGGCGGGTGTCTTTGCCTTCGGTCCGGGCGTGTACGTTCCGCGCTCGAACTTTGTCACCTCGAAGTTGTAGATGCCGGGCTCCAGCGTGACGAATGAGCGCTCTTCTTCCTCCTCGTCCACCTCGATCTCGTCATCCCAGTCAAAAACCCTGATGTCTTCTGCCATTTCTTTGTCCTCCTTTTATTTGTTTGAAAAATCTTTATATGCTCGCAGGTAACGCTTGATGTCGTCCCTGACCTTAGCCGCCAATGTGTCCATGTAGTCCGCCGCAATGTCTGCGTGGGCTTTGTCGCCGATCTCGAAACGGACGTCCGAGATCAGCGCGTTCTTGTTTCTTTCGACGATGTCGTCGATCACTTCGAAGATGTTAGCCACGTTTGCGCCCTCCCTTGTCCTTGTGGTCGATGAAGGGCACGCTCTGGCCGTACTTTTCGACCGCCTTGGAGAAGCCTGCCCAGTTTCCGATGACACTCTTTTCGATGAATGCCCAGTCATCGATCTCAGCGATCACCATGATCCCGGTGAACTTGTCTTTTTCGTGGAAGGTGTGCATCACTTCCGCCTCGGTGAAGCCTGCCTTGTCCATCAGCTCCCGCAGCTTCTTTTCCGTCTCGTTCATGTCCTTGGGCGGGAAAGGCTTCTCCTCTGCTGCCGGTTCTTCCTTCTTGGGTTCGGGCTTCGGCTCGGGCTTGGGCTCAGCTTTCTTTTCGGGCTTCTTCTCGACCTTCTTCTCAGACTCTTCACCGAACAGATGCGCGATGCCCTTGAAATCAAAGTCAAGCACCTCGGGCAGGTTGTCCCGGTTCTTGGCATCCCATGCAGGATTGTGGGTCGTGTACATCACCCGCTTGCCGCCCTGGGCCTTCTTGGTGCCCGTCTCAGACTTGACCACATAGGTCTTGTAGTTGGAAAACAGGACCATGTCCGCCCATTCCTTGACCATCGGGGCGACCTTCTTCGACAGCTTCAGCTCCCAGCGGTCATATGCTCCCATTTCATCGGGCTGCTCAAACTTGCGCATCTGACCGTGGCAGATGATCACGATGTTCATCCCTCTGGCCATCCGGATCACGTCTAGCTTGCCCAGCAGCTTGTTGACCTTCTCGGCCGCAAACGTGTAGCCCTTGCCGTAGCCGATCGCCTCGATGCCGGTGACGTTCTGCTCCTGGCACACCTTGTCGTTGATCATCAGCTCCAGCTTGTCCATCGTGTCGATCACAAGCGTCTTGTAGTTGTGGTCTTCCTTGTAAATCTGATCAAGGTCAGCCAGGACATCGTCGAAACTGTTCGGTGTGTCGAAGCGATCCACGTCCATCCGGACCGTGCTCCCTTCTGTGTCGATGTAGACGGGCGCGGGGAACTGGCTGGCCATTGTGCTCTTGCCGATCCCTTCCGGGCCGTAGATCACGACCTTGTACGCGCTCTTGATCTTGCCTTTTGTGATGTTCATTTCATTCTCCTTTCATTTCGTTTATGATGTTGCCGGTGCTCTTGAAGTATTCCACCTCGATGCCGGTCACTTCCTGGACGTTCTTCAGCATGTTCCAGCCGTTTTTCACGCTGTCCTGCCATCGGATCTGTGAGTTGAGGAAAATCTCCTGGATCTTTTCAGAGGTGAACCCTGCATCCCAGAGCTCGCAGGCTATGGATGCATACACTCGCGGCACCAGCCACTTGATCAGTGTGTCCATTAGCATCTTGTCCTTGCTCTTGTTGCCTCCGTGGAATTTACTTGCCATCATCCTCACCTCCTCCGAACCACTTCCGGGCCAGTGTCTCGGCTCCGCTCAGGTATCGCTTGGCAAGCTCAGGATCGTGCAATGCGGAGCTGACCAGGTAAGTGATCATCCGGCTGCCCCACTGGTTGCCGCTCTCATCGATGAGGATGGACATCAGTGCCCTGCCGAAGTTAAGACCCACCGGATCGGGATGGTCTTCCATGTACTGGTTGACCTTGTCCACGGCTTCGTCCCAATACTCGTCGGTCTTTTCCACCGTGCCCAGCTCCTTGTAGAGCTCGAAGATATCCATGAAGCTCTGGAAGTCCTTGCTTCCCTGTTTCACTTCTTTCCTCATAGGCGTCACCCGATCTTTAAGTGCTCGCCACGTTCCAAAAGCTGAGCGAAAGGCAGTTCCTCGCCCTTGTCGAGTGCGTCACGGATCGCCTTCTTGTCGGCTTCGATCGTGACCTTCTGGAACTGTTCCGGCAGATCCTTCGGCTGGACCGTGATGTCGAGCGGAGCGAGCCCGCCGTTCTTCACGATTTTGGCGCCGAGCGTGCGGCCTGCCTGCCGTCTGCCTGCTGCCACCATGTACATCTGCAGCGTCTGCTTCATCCGCTCTACGTGGTTGTCCAGCATCTTGTATTTCAGCTGCAGGCGGTCGAGCTCTGCCTTGACGGCATCACGCTCGCCTTCGAGGTTCTTTTCCGCCTTGCACCACGCCTCGACCTTGTCATCAAACTCACCCTGCAGGGCTTCCAGCGTGTCCTTGTATGCCTGCTCATCCTCAAGGCCTTCGTATGCCTCGATGAAATCCCGCAGGTCGTCGATGATTTCATAGATTTTCGCCATTCCCTTCTCCTCCTTCTTCTTCCCATGTCTCCCAGTCGGGATCGTCATCCACGACGCCCATCTGTTCCTTGTCTTCGTTCTGCAGCTCCTCGATCAGCGCCATCCTCAGCTCCCGCTCGTACAAGACGAGATCGTCCCGGATGACCTTCAGATACTTGTCCGTGCTTTCGAAGATCTGCCCCAGATCCGCCACCGTGCCGTCCAGGCCGAGGAGCAGATCCGCGAGGCCTTCATCAATCTGATAGATCGCCTGCTTGACGCTGGCATAGTGATCGAAAAGCTCCTCGAGGGCTTTGCTTTTCCTTCTGTTTGTGTTGCTCACGTCCATCCCTCCTTTCTGTTAATAGTCCCGCATTTCCCAGGGGTAATTATGTTTGGTCAGGATCAGGTGCACCCCGAAAAGAAGCGCCACCGATGCGATCAGTCCGTGCTCAAACTGTGCATAGACCTCGGACAGATACCACCACGCAGCCATGGCGAAGAGACAAATCAGCACGCCGTAGATCTTCTGCCGGATGTGGGCGTTGCGCTTAAAGATCCGATCCTGCTCCTGCCGCTTTGAGAACAGCCTGGCTGCTCTTGATGCTTCTTGTTCGTTCATTTCCTGCCTCCTTTATCCACTTTTCCGGGAACCAGTTGAACCAGTGCCCGCCGTGCTGGTATGCCTTCTGCCCGTATCCGATCCACCCGTCAGAACAGAACCATCCGACATCGTAATCGAGCTGCCCATATAACTCCGCCTCGACTGCTGCCATGCAGGCCTCTGAGTAGGTGGCGGCGTGTGCAAACTGGCTTTTTTGATACACGACCCCGTAAACACTGTTAGGAAAGTGCGGGCTTCTGACCCTGTTGAGGATCACATCCACCACCAGGCGCTTGCCGATCTCGTCCTCATAGGGCGCTTCCACGTAAAGCACCTGGGCGATCAGTTCCTTTTCTGCCTGCGTCAGTTCCACCTCCGGAAGCCGTTCCACTTCTTTGATGATGATCTCGGTGACATTCTCGGTGATGATGTGCGGGACTGGTATCCTCACCACATCGTGCTCAACGATGATCTCCGGCTCGGGCTTGTCTGTCGGTTGGTCACTGGAGACGATCATCAACGTCAGGCCGAAGCCAACGACCAGACCGAAAAGCACGCCGAGCAATCCATCGACCACTCTTTCACCCATCATTTTCTTCTGCCTCTCGCTTGCGGAACGTGATCACTGTGTCGGTGGTGTCGGTGTACACGCTCACCAGTTCAAAGTCTTCGCCGTTTATCACGTAAACGGTCGTTGTCGTTCCATCTGTTTCCATCTGTGTCCTGATCCCGCCGCCATCGTTTACGGGTGCAATACCGTAGAGCTTTTCCGGTCGTACCCTGACGGCATCCGCCAGCTCTTTCACTGTTTCCGGTGTGGGGATCGTGCTGCCGGCTTCGATCTCCTTCACGTACTCCACAGCCAGCCCACAGAGCTCTGCCAGCTTCCGGGGTGTGTAGCCGCATTCCCTTCTGCAGCGTTTAAGGTTGTCGCCGATTGTGTTCATTCCGCTCCTCCTTCCACTTCTCGAACGCTTTCCTGTTCTCTTCGTTCTCGTAGAATGCCAGGATCGCCTTGGTGGTCGCTTCGATGAACCGTTCCTTGTCTGCTTCTGGCATTTCAATTTTCATTCCCTCTCTCCTTTCTCCTTGAAACAAATTTAATTTGTTTCCTTGGGCACAAAAATAATGCACTCGAGCGGGATGCTATACAAATTTGCGAGCGCCCGAGCTTGTGAAATTGTCGGCTCACTCTTCCCGCTTTCCCAGTTGATGATGGTGTTTTTGGATACTCCGATCTGCTTGCTCACTTCGTCCTGCGTCATTCCGGCATTGACCCGTGCAGCAGCAGACGAGATCTGTAAAGTGTCCATCTGCTTCCCTCCTTTCCCATAAAATTGGTTTACGATAACAAATATAAACGCATTATATTTGTTTGTCAAGAGGAAAAATATAAATTTTTTGGTTTTGGGTTTGATTATTTGTTTATAAACGTGTAAAATATGTGTGTGGAGGTGGTTGCGATGACAGAAAAAGAACAGAAGGAAATCTTCAGCAAGAACCTGGTGCGCATGATAAAGGCCAGAAACAAACAACAGATAGAAGTAGCTAAGGCCATCGGTGTGTCACAACAGACTTTTAATAACTGGTGCCGTGGTGTCGCACTGCCCCGGATCGGAAAGATCGAGGAACTCGCACGTTATTTTAACTGTTCAAAAGCTGACCTTATAGATCCTGAGCCGATCAGAATAACGCCATATCATTCAGAGATCGGCACCGCTCCCACCGCTCCGCACACAATTGTAGCGAAAGGGCTCTATATATCAGATAAGCCCATCGAGATCCAGGAACGCAAAGCGCTCGGCGATATGCACGCCAGCATCACGCAAGTCGTGGACACGCTCAAAGAGAAGATAGACCAAGAGGTCAAAAAGTATTATAGCGAGGAAACGCTGGAGACCGCTCAGGCCCTTTTTGAGAATGAAGACATGCGCCTGCTCTTCGATGCTGCGCAGGGATGCACTCCCGCCGATCTGAAGATGGCCGCCGACCTTCTAAAACGTCTGAAGGGCACAAACCCCGATGGATGATTATGTTAACCCTTTTTAATGGACAGATTAAAAGATACACTCTCGGAGCATAGACGATACACATAAAACGGCGGAAGGGGGTGCAGAAATGGATGTATATGTTTACCTTGTGGAGCTGCCCGATGGCATAAATGAAGTTGTCACGCCGTGCCTGGGTGGCTTCACCGTCTACATAGACAACAAGCTCACATATGAGGAACGGCTGCAGGCCTACCAGCACGCCATGCACCACATCCTCAACAACGACTTTGAGAAGCACGACGTGCAGGAGATCGAAACTGCAGCGCACGGAAAGGGATGAAACCAATGGAAAAAATAAAAGCCGTCATATATGCCCGTTATTCATCATCAAATCAGCGGGAGGAGTCCATCGAGGGACAGCTGAGGGAGTGCCATGCCTATGCCCGCAAGAACGGCCTGCAGGTCATTGGCGAGTATACTGACCACGCTCTCACCGGACGGACAGACAAGCGCCCCGGCTTCCAGAAGATGATCGCCGACTCCGACAAGCGCCAGTTTGAGGTGGTGATCTGCTGGAAGATGGACCGCTTTGCCCGGAACCGATACGACTCCGCGATGTACAAGTACCGCCTTAAAAAGAACGGCGTGCGGCTTGCTTATGCTGTGGAAAACATCCCGGAAGGACCCGAGGGCATCATCTTGGAGTCCGTGATGGAAGGATATGCAGAGTATTATTCCGAGAACCTCGCGCAGAACATCCGCAGGGGCTTATATGAGAATGCCAGGGCGTGCAAGGTCATCGGCAGCACCTGCTTCGGCTATCGCAAAGCATCGGACGGACGCTATGAAGTGGATCCAATAGAGGGCCCCATGGTGCAGAAGGTTTTCCACGAATATCTTGCCGGGATCCCTTCGAAGCAGATCGCCGAGGAACTGAACGCTGCAGGATGTCGTTCCAATAAAGGGAAGCGCTTCACGATCTCGGCCGTCAATTACATCCTAAAAAATGAGAAATATAGGGGAGTATATCGTTATAAGGACATTGTGGTCGAGAACGGCGTTCCTGCCCTCGTGACGGCCTCTGATTTCGAAGCCGTGCAATTTATGCTTAAAAAGCATAGCGAGGCTCCTGCAGCCACACAGGCCACCTATTTGCTGTCCACAAAGCTGCACTGTGGTCTCTGTGATGAGACAATGGTCGGAGAGTATGCCACAAGTCGAAACGGCAGCAGGCACTTTTATTACACTTGCATGGGCAAGCGTCGCCACAAATGCAACATGAAACGCCAAAACAAAGAAGACCTGGAGGCGCTGATCATCGACGAGCTCATAAAACTGGTTTTTGACGATGCATTCATCGAAGAGGTGGCGGATCTGGTCCTCATCTGCCAGGAGAAGCTGAACGAAAGCACCGTTTTGCCCACCCTGGAGGCTCACCAGCGCGATCTGGAGAGAAAGGTGGAAAATACCATGCGCGCGATCGAGAACGGCATCTCTACGCCTTCCACGGCCGCTCACCTGCGCAAGCTCGAAGCCGACATTGAGGAAGTCCGCACGCAGATCGCTCAGGAGATCATCAAAACGCCCGTCCTTGACCGTGACCATATCATTTATTTTTTGGAAAGTCTCCGGAACGGTAACCCGAACAGTCAGGCCTACAAAGAAAAGCTTGTGGACACCTTCCTGCAGGGTGCCTATGTTTACGAGGATCGCATTGTCATCTTCCTCAATTACACCGGAAAGAAAAATCCGATCACGAAAGATCTCGCGGATACGTTAAAAGCCCCGCAGAGCGAGGCTTTTAATGCGGTTCGAATTGAACCTGTTGAGTCGAGGTTACTGTGTCAAATTCGAACACACAGCGCCATCTTGACGCCTGAGCATCTTGCCATTGTGCTATATGCCGCATAACGAGAAAGGGGCCCGTTGGCCCGGAGCCCCTTCCCCGAAAGGAGACAATGTCAAGATGATGGTGTCATGTTAGTCTTCGTGCTCATCAATATACTTGACCAGCGCAAGAATCGCCACGCCGATCAGGAGCAGTATGCACTTCTCTATCGCATTCATCACGATATTTTTGCCAGCTTCTTCAGCTGCTCAATGGCCTGCACGACTTTGTCATAGCCGACTGTCGCGCATAGGAATGCCAGGAATACCATCGCTATGACACAAACGACCACCTGCGGCGTGACCGAGATGCTCGCATAAATTATATATCCGATGCTTGCGGCGACTGTCAGAACGACCGCCACGACAGCCGCGAGGATATTCGCCGAGTACTTGACCTGTTTCTCGTCCAAGATCTTCTTGATCGCTTCGGTTGTCAGTGATGTGAAAAGTGCCACAGCCACCAATCCAATGACCATAATATTGCTATCCATGCTCTATTCCTCCTTATATCTTCTGAGTGTAGTCCAGACAGATCCAGCCGACTCCGCTCTTGAGCCTGCCCCAGTTGCCGGACACTTCCACGATGGTGTACGCCTCGCCCCTCCGCACGGTCCGCACTATAGGGTACTGCGTGCCCGGGCCTTCCCTGACGTTCACCACATCGCCCGTTATCCTTGCCACATACGGAACGGCCGGCGCGGGCTTCGGTGATCCGCTGGCATACTTGTCATAAAACTGCTGTCCATAGCCTGCTCTTGTCTGCTTCATTGCCTCGGACTGATCCGCAGGGCGCTCAAACTGTGTGAGCACTGCGGTCGATGCCTGGTAAATGCTCTGCGCGTTCTGCAGGGCCTGCAGTGTACCCTTGTAGCCTGTGGACAGCTCAAACCATAAGAAACCAAGCTGGACGTCAAGGTTTGCGATGCTCTTGCCGCCCTTGTAGTTGTATAGGCCCTCTTTCCTGCTCCAGAACGTCCACTGTGCAAGCCCATAGCCTGCTTTGTCGTTGACAAACTGCTCTTTCGTATAGTTGCCATTGTCGACTGCTGCCGTGTATTGGTCGTCATTCATTCCGAGGGACTTCTCATAGCTATTCTGCAGGTTATTGGTCCGCAGGCCGCTCTCGGCGTAAAGGTTTCCCATCAGACCCGCCACGCCGTAAGCGTTCCCGATCTTGGCATAAAGGAAGTTCCAGATCAGCTCATCGTCCGATTTCTGTCCGGAAGGTGTCGGAGCGGGTGCCGGAGTGCTGTCCATTGCCGCCTTAATGTCTGCCTCCAGTTTGCCCGTCTCGATGTAGCTCTTGAGGGTCGGGCCGGGGCAGGCTGTTGCCTGGAACATGTAATGCTCTGTTATGGACCCGCTCGGCTTGCCATCAAAATGAGGCGTAAAGCCGTAGCGTGTGCAGATGTCCGCACAAAGCGCCACAAGCGATTTGTATGCGGCGTCCGAGATGGGCCACTGTCCACCGGTGGCGGAGTTGCTGACCTCGATCGTGATGGCCATGTGGTCATTGGTGCCCTTGTTGTTGCCCGTGCCTGATGTCCAGGCGCGTCTGTCTTCGCTCACACCGCCGCAGATCTTGCCATCGTTGCCGATGTAGTAGTTTGCGGACGATCCTGAGCTACTCCGGTGGGCTTTTGCACAGTTCACCGCGCTGGACACTGCCGCCATGTGGTGGGGGGTGATCTTGCTGATCTTGTCCTTGCGCGGGTTGCTGTTCTTTTCGCCGAAGTCCACGATGTCGCTGCATAGCTTGCTATATGTGCTCATCCTACTGCTCCCCCTTCCTTGTCAGCCGGATCTGTTTGCGGCAGCAGGCCCAGCTTGATCATGTTCTCGTTCTTAGCCTTCCAATAATAGAACCCTGTCGCACTGGCAAGCTCCGCAAAGCACCCGGGGATGATATAGGCCAGCGGTGACAAGTCCATCGTCTTGAACATCAAAACGAACGACAGAGCCACCACCACACAGGTCGCGACTGTGATGGTGGTCAGGATCACCTTGGAAAACTCTCTGCGTCTCTTCTCTCTGTGTCTTTTCACGATAAATAGACCCTCCTCGTCTCTCTTTCGAAAACGATCAGAAACACGGCCGCACAGATGGCGGCGATCATAAAAAGCTTCCCTCCTGCACGCACTTCTGATACACCTCCATAATGATCTTCTGCGTCGCCACTGTGCGGGCATTCTTAAAGTTTGGATGCGTCTCACAGTAACGCTCGTACCGCGTGATGTCGTCAAGGATCTGGTTGAAATACTCCTCCGAGTGCCGCATCTTGTTCTTGATCTCGTCCCCGAAGCGAAGGATGTGCCGCCTGGCGTCCTCCGCTTCATTCTGTGCGAGCTTATCCTGGATAGTCGTCACCTCGTCCTTCAGCTTCGTCATGTCATCTTTCGATGCTTTGAGCTCGTCCATCACCCCTTTGTTGGCGAGCTTCCCGATCCATCCGAAGAGCCACCCCCAGGGGTTGATCGAGATGGGCACCACCTCGATCAGGGTGGCAAGGCCAGCGAGCGCAAGCGCCCACTGACCGGCTGTTATGTTTGATAAAATCTCAAGCATTGGTTTTCTCCTTCATCCCCCGCCAGCATAGGCGGGGGGACAAAAAGCTGGGGCTAAATGATTTATTACTCCTCGGATTTTTCAAGGTTCGCAGGTGTTTCGTAATGCTCCTGTCTGTACGTGATGCCAGCCTCGTCAATGATCTGACGCAGAAAGGAAACCACATTTTCGTTAGCCATTGCGGACGCAATGCTCTGGTGGAAGTTCATGACAGCGGTGTCAAGATCCGGATAATCCCACAGAGCCTTAGCTATCTGCCCGTCCTTTGTTGTTGTGATGTCGATCAAAAAAAACATACTTTTATCCTCCTTATTATTTTACTTGGCTTGATGGTAAATACATCAAACGAGCGCCCCAGGGTTCAGCTTTATCGGATGCTGACATTACATTGAACATTTGGAAAAATCCGGTTTGTAGATTTTGCCCATAATTCCCGCCACCTAAAAAACATGTACCACTGCTTGCCACACCCCAATAATCGCAACAGTATTGTGTCTCAGATCCGCCTTGGCTTGCAGGTATTAACGCATATTCAAATCCAGATATCGAGCTGGGATTACTCCATGATTTTATATTTCCGCCAGTAGTCAGCTTTGTGCCCACATAGGTGCCGCCAGTTGTATCACTGAAATTTGCTGGATTTTTAATGCAGTAGATACTATTCCCACTTGCATATATTCCGTCAATAAACTCAGCGATATTACACCACGGCGCTTCAATTCCACGATATTGCACACCAGCGTTATATGTAGATCTTGAGCTCGCGATCGTTCCGGTATGGTACGGCATTGTATCAGTCAATCCTGTGGTTTGTATGCCGGATCCATTTCCGCAACCATAACCTATTTGTGTCTGAGAGTTCCATGATGCATATTCAACGAGATACAACATTCTTACAGTCCACCACATAGCAAAATCCTGTTGCCATGCACTTGCATTTAAGTTATGTATTCCCGTTCTAAACTCTGCGCGCGTTTTATTACCCAGCGGTGTCTGGCCAGATGTTGATGTATATGAGCTATTGCAGTGATATCTTCCTATGTACACATAATCTCGTTCTCCAACTCCATCCCCTCGGTCAGCATGGGCTGGTGAAACAAAATAGCCCGTTTTCTCTTGGTCAGATATCTGCAGGCTCATGGACGTGCCGCTTCGCGTCCACTTGTACCAAAACTTTGGGATCTCTATCAGCTCACCCACTCCAGTCACGTATACCCTGCGCATACCTGCCCAGGGCATGCGGCTGTCAAAAAATGATTTAACATTATTATATGATGCCGCGCTATAATAAGGAGAAACTGACACCCCAACCGAGGCGTCTGTTCTTGACATTGTGACCGTAGAGCCGCCGGTCCACGTAACTCCATATATTTTGGGCGATACTGAGCCAACATTAACCGAAAGACTAACAGCTGCATATGCTTCTAACCCGGTAATACTAAAAGTTCCATTGCTTGTATAAGTTCCGGCGTTATATGCTCCAGACGGAATATACATTCCGCTGGTGTTGACATAACGATATTTGTGGGTAGATCCCATATCGTTCGCTGAAGTATTAGCTGCAGGTGTGTAAGTTGTGCTGTGCACCTGCGTCCTAACTGTTACCTTAGACAGTCCATCGTATCCACTGTCCGGCGTTATGGTTTGTGTCGATGTC